AACAATATTGCGGATGCCAAGAATATGACATTCCAGCTGTCGAACGATATGCAGACGATCACATCTGACGCAGACGGCAACATTCCGGTATTTCCAACAGTGGCAACTACAGCGAAAGTTATGTACGGCTCGTCAGATATCACAAATGATTGTAGCTATACCATTACAAAATCAGACAGTGTAACCGGCTCTTGGGATGTAGATACACATACTTACACTGTCACAGGCTTGAGTGCAGACAATGGATGGGTGGATATTAAGGCAACGTACCTGATTAATCTTTCTATAACGAAGAGATTTACGATTTCCAAGCAGAAATCAGGGAAAAACGGAAAACAGCTTTATACATGGAGAAAATACGCATCCATGCCGGATGGCTCTGATATGAGTGATAGCCCAGATTATGTAAAACTTCTGGACAGCGCCGAAAGTCCCATACTGGACAGTACCGGGGATAAAATCTATACAGTCACAGAAGCAATCTATGTTGGAATTGCTGATAATAAAACTACAGAAACACCGTCTGATAATCCGAAAGATTACATTTGGAGCCGTTTTCGCGGCGAAGACGGAGCGGATGGAATTGGCATTCCGGGAGAGAACGGAGAAACTTCTTACATCCATACCGCTTATGCAAATAGTATTGACGGAACTGTGGATTTTTCCACAACTGATACAGATAGAATTTACATTGGTCATTATTCCGATTTCGAAAAGACGGACAGTGCAGACCCAGCGAAATATACATGGGCGAGAATGCGTGGAGAAGACGGGCCTCCAGGAAGAACGTATTACCTGAGAGCCAACGCAGGAGTCCTGATGATGGGACAGGATAAGAAAATAACTCCTAATCCATTCAAGGTTTATGCGTATTACAGAGATGGACAGGGTGACGAAGCAACTTTTAAAACCTGGTGGGTAGTAGAATACAGCAAAAATTCCGGAAAAACATGGACAAAACTGGCCTTTAATGTACAGACCAGTGGAATAACTATTAATCCAGATAGCTATTCTCTTGGTGCTGACGGAATGATACGTGCAACAATTTATACGGATTCCGGAAGAACTAAAATCGCCGATCAGCAAACATGGCAGGTTGCTGTTGACGTTGGCATGCTTACGCAGGAGCAGATTGTTGAGATATTGTCCAATGACGGAGAATTTAAAGGTCTCTACTATTTGAATGGACATCTGTACATCAGTTTAGACGCATTGATGGGAAACGCCGCAATTCTAGGTGGAACCAAAAACGGCAACGGATACCTAAAGATTAAAGATAAAAAAGGCACCGTGAAGGGACTGATAGATTACTCAGGCTACACTGCATTTACAAGCTATGAAGAAAATTCTACGCGCATGAAATATACAGGAATTTGTTTTTCAGATACTGGAATAAATCCTGTTAGTGCCGAAAAATACTTTAGCAGCACTGCGGACATTGAATACGTTGAAACGGCGTGGGGAATCGACTGGACTGCCGAAGAGCTTAATATTAGTGCAACAGAAGTATCGGCTGATACCGGTACATTTGGAGATTTAACTGTTACTAATTCTGCATCTTTTGCAAAATCGCCAAAGATAGAAAACATGGAGTATACGACATCATCAAATACTGTTTGTTGGGATGGACGTACAGGATACAAACAGCTGATGCTGAAATCTTCATCTTCAAAACGCTATAAAGATATTGGAAACGATATTTCAGAGCAAGAAATTGAAGAATGGTACAATATCAAACCACTTTGGGCGAAATATAAAGAGGGATATCTAGTTAAAGGGGACGAGAACGAAGGAAGATATATCCCGATGTTTATTGCCGAGAATGTAGAAGCATTCTTTCCAGAAGCTACTCGGCATCAAAACGGACTTGTCGAGGACTGGAACGAACGTATCATGATACCGGCTATGTTTGCGATGATAAAAAGCCAGAAAGAACAGCTTGACCGACAGGATAAACTAATTAATCAGCTCTATAAAAAGCTCAATATAGAAAAGGAGAATTAATATGGCAAAATTTAATGAGTACACACAGAAAGCAACACCGGAAGATGCAGATACACTGATGATTTACGATGCGGCGGCGAAGGCAAACAAGCTTTCACCATTCAGCGGAATCTGGAACTGGATGGTTAATAAATTGACAAATGCAGTAATCAATAACTTGCAGACTTCAAACAAGACTGTAGTGGGGGCTCTTAATGAATTAAATAGTAAGCTCTTCTTTGATGTTCGAAATCTTTCGACTTTTTCTGTGCAAGCCAAGCTTGAGAAAGAGAATTATACGTCTTTCCTTATGTACGGATCAACTTCCGCAAATAATGGCTTTATGTATATTGTTTTTGTTAATAACGCTGTGGGAAAACGACAGGTCAGTTTTATTAAAATTGCAGATTTTGCGGCAACCAGGACTTTTTCAGGTACATACAGTGATGACTCATCCACACTGACAATAAATTCCAATGAGACCATATGGGGAGGTATCAAATTGCTGATGATTAAATAGTAATACTGCTCAATAATTTACCTCTAACCATTTAGTTAACTAAGAACTTTGAAAATTTTATAAATATGTTTCATGATTTCATGAAAGGAGCTGATAAATTGGAAATTAAAGGTATTGACGTATCATCGTGGCAAGGGAAGATTGATTGGAATAAGGTTGCAAATTACGGAATGGATTTTGCAATCTTGAGAATTACAGAAGCTGGAAATGTTATTGATGGTCAGTTCGAGAACAACTTTGCCGGATGCAATAAATATAAAATTCCGGTGGGAGTGTATAAGTACTCCTATGCCATGACAATTGAAGAAATCCAGTCAGAAGCCAGAAAGGTTGTTTCCGTACTGAACGGAAGAAAGATTCAGTTTCCAGTATTCCTCGACTTAGAGAATCATAGACAGAGAGTACTTGGAGCTGAAAGTATTCACAAGATGGCTGATGCGTTCCGTGAAATCGTGGAATCCGCAGGATATAAGTTCGGAATTTACTGCAACGTTGATTGGTACAATACCGTGATTTGCAGTCACCTCAAAAAGCATGATTTCTGGATTGCCAGATATCCGGCAAATGATAATGGGACAGTAGTTGAGAGATTACGTCCAAGTTGGGGCGTTGGCTGGCAGTACAGCTCAAAAGCAACGATTCCAGGAATTAATACCAAAGTTGATAGAAATATGTTTTATAAAGATTATACAGAAGCAAAGGAGAGTGGAACAATGGCAAAGACAAAAGAACAGATTATCCAGAATGTGAGAAACGATGCAGTAAGCTTTGCAGTGAATATTGCGAATGATAACAGTCATGGATACAGTCAGAGAATTAGGAGCTTATACGAAATTAACATTCCGAAATCTTTTGACTGTAGCTCATTGGCACTTACTGCTTATTACTATGCGTTCCTCAAAAATGGGCTTACCAAACAGGCGCGTTATCTCAAAGAGAATTGCTCTTATACTGGCAATATGCTCAAGATGCTGAATGCCGGATTTGAGGTCGTTGCTAGGAATCAGACCGCACATGCAAAGATGATTAAAGGTGACCTGGAACTGGCGGACAATAATCCGAATGGATCCAATAGTCATGTAGCAATGGCGATTGGTAAGAACGACATTGTTCATGCCAGAAGTTCGGAGGGCACAAAAGATACGAAAGATAATTCTGGAAATGAGATCCGTACACAGCCCTGGTACCTGTACAGTCACGGATGGACGCATCGTCTTAGATTTACTGGAAAAGGAATTGATTTTAGTGGACTTACCAATACTACTGGAAGTAAGCCTACCGCAAAACCATCAACTAGCACAAAACCATCAACGACCACATCGAAAGGAGCCGGTTATATGTTTGAGCCAAAATTAGTAAAACTTGGAAGCGAAGGAACTTCTGTCCTGTTGCTTCAAGAGATTTTGATCGCAAGAGGATTTAAAGGAAAAAACGGGAAAGCACTGAGCTTATCCAGAAAAGCAGATGCAAATACCATTTATGCATTAAAACAGTATCAGAAATCCAGAAACGGGGTTCTGAGCGTTGACGGGGAATGCGGAAAGAACACCTGGAAAGATTTGATTGCCATCTAATAATTGGCTAATGGCATTGCCACCTTTTTGTCGCTGATAGGAACAAAAGACAAAACCGACTGGTACTACATCCGCATTGCCGGAAAGTACTTCGGTTTTGTTTCTGCAAAATACATCAAAAAAGCATAAATTTAAGCCCCTTGGAAATTATTCCTTGGGGCTGTTTTTTTACATATTGTATCAAATTCGTGTTGCATTTCGTGTTG